AGCCTGACCTGATCGTGATGGACAACAACTACTTCACGTTCTTCGAGCAGTCCCAGACCTCCATCAAGCGTTACACGCCTGACGGTTCGAAGGGTGCCAAGGCCAACGGCGGTTTCGTCGAGCTGAAGTACAAGAACGCCGATGTGATCTTCGACGGCGGCTCCGGCATCCCTGCCAACCACGGCTACTTCCTCAACACAAACTACCTGGATCTGGTCGTCCACTCGGACGCCGATCTGGAGATCATGGACGAGCTGAAGCCGTACAACCAGGACGCCGCTGTGGTGCCTATCCTCTGGATGGGTAACATGGAGTGCTCGAACCGTCACCTGCAAGGCGTCATGAAGGCCTAATGCCGCACGGCCACGTTATCCACCAATAACGCGGCCTCGTTTCACTTTCTCTGGAGTCACATCATGGCTTACAAGTTCACCGATCCCAAGGCAGGCCTGCAGGACATCGCAGTCACCTCCACCGTGCAAAATCACCCGATCGGCACACGCGCTCGCGCTTACGACCCCACCTACGGCGAAGGCGAGTTCATCTACCTCAAGGGCCTGGCCTCGACGGCTGTCGGCGAAGCGGTCATTTATGACACTTACGCCAACACAACCAAGCGCGCTGTGGCCAATGACCGCGGCCCGGTTGCTGTCGCCATGTCGGCCAACGTGGCCAGTCAATACGGTTGGTACCAGATCGCTGGTTCCGCTATCGTCAAGGCTGGTACGGTTGCTGCGGGCGGCGCTTGCTACCTGACCGCAACCGCCGGCACCCTGGACGACGCCGTCGTCTCAACCGACAAGATCGACGGTATGCGCTTCAAGACTGCTGACGGCACCCCGTCCGCCGGTTTCGCTACTGCGCAGCTGGCTCACCCCGCCGCCAACGGCAACGGCTAAAAAACGTTCCGCCTCCCCAGGGCGTTTCCCAAGGGGCCTACGCTCCTTGGGTTTTTTGGGGAGTTTCCTATAAGATCACCGTTCAACCCTTTAACTTCCTGGGGAAGTCATCATGAGCCTTGCTATCGCAGAAGCCCGCCCTCCATACGTTACCTTCGAGGTGCGTGCTGAGGAAGATCGCGCGAAGACCATCGAAACTGGCGTGTACTCCGTCAAGAACGTGGACTACGCCATCATCACTCCTCAGGGTTCGAAAGACCGCATCGAGCGTCTGGTGGCCGAGTGGTTTCCGCAGCTAGAACAGCAAGTCCGCGAGGATCGCTTCTCCTCCGTTTGGCTTGATGGCTTCCGCAATCGCTACCGTATCTGGAAAGAGGGTAACGAGATCCCAGAAAATGGCCATCCGATCGTCAACTGGCCTGCTGCCAGCCCCGCACAGGTCAAAACCCTCCTGGCTGGCGGCGTCCGCACTATCGAGGACTTGGCAGCCGCCAATGAAGAAGTCCTTGCCCGCCTCGGCATGGGTGCCCGCGCTCTCAAGAATCGCGCAGTCGAATGGATGGCAGCCGCTGGCGGCCCCGGCGCCAAGGCTGAAGAAGTCGCGGCCCTGAAGCAGCAAAATGCCGATTTGCAACTGCGTGTTGATTCCCTGACCGAGCAGCTGGAAAAGCTCGCTCCATTGCTGGCCAAGCTGGATCTCCCGCAGACTACCGGTGTTGATGCCAAGGTCCCGAATTCCGGCGCCTCTAAGCTGTGACCCATCATGAACCTCCTCACCTTTGTCCAAACCTTTTGTGACCGAACTGGTCTCGCGCGTCCTCCCTACGCCATCTCCAGTCCGGACACTCAAGTTCTGCAGATCATTGCCTTGTTGAACGAAGTCTGCGAAGACATCACAATGAGGTGGGATTGGCAGGCATTGGTGCAGGAGGTTCTCTTTACAACTCAAGCCGGGGAAGATCAAGGTGATTTTTTCGGCATTACCAGCCTGACAAAGGCGGAGTTCAAGAAAATCTCCATGGAGACGATTTTCAATCGTACTCTCCGACTTCCTATTTTCGGTCCTATGACCCCTTCTAAGTGGCAGGCTATAAAGGCTTTGCCTACTACGGGACCTTTTTACAAATACCGCATTCGCGGAGACAGGCTGCTGTTCAACCCCCCTGCTGCAGCCGGCCACAACTGCGCCTTTGAGGTTTACACAAATCTGTGTATCCTGGCTTCCGACGGCTCCCTGCAGGCATCTTTTCAGGCAGATACGGATACCTTCCGCTTGGACGAAAAGCTGCTCCTCGCAGGACTGCGCTGGAAATGGAAGGCCGAAAAAGGGCTTGATTATGCTGAAGAGTTCAACCGTTATGAAACTCTCGGCGCGAACATGGCAGCTTGTGATGCCACAAAGCCAGTTTTGTCCATGGACGGGGCAGTTGGCAACTTCCATCCCGGCATTTTCGTGCCATCTGGTAACTGGAACGTAACATCATGATCCGTCAGCCAGCAATCAAACGTGCTAGCAGAGGCCTCAAGAAGGCCTCTACTTATTCCTTGCCGCCTCCGGTCGGTGGGTGGAATGCCCGTGACCCTTTGGCGAATATGAAAGAAACTGACGCGGTTATCCTGGAAAACTGGTATCCGATGGCGTCGAACGTGGTCCTACGGAAAGGCTGCGAGAACTGGGTGACAGGGTTTGTCTCGGAGCCGTTGACATTGCTGGACTGGAACGGTCCCTCGACTGAAAAGCTGTTCGCCGCTACCAGCACAGACATCTATTCCGTCACCTCCAGCGGGGCCGTAGGAGCCTCAGTAGCTACCTGCACCAATGGTTCCTTTATCCACACGAATATCTCCGTGGCAGGTGGGACCTATCTCGTGGCTGTCAACGGTGTGGACAAGCTCAAGCTCTATGATGGTTCAACCTGGCTGGCGGTTGACGGCACTACGACACCGGCGATTACCGGGTTGGCTACGACTTCCCTTTCCTACGTTGCCGTCCTGAAGCGTCGGTTGTGGTTCGTGCAGAAAAACTCCATGTCCGCTTGGTATCTTCCAACTGCTTCCATTGGCGGGGCACTGACTGAATTCCCCCTGGGGGAAGTCTTCACCCTCGGCGGTCATTTGACTGGCATGGCATCTTGGACAGTTGACGGTGGGGACGGGGCCGACGATTACACAGTTTTCATGTCTTCCAAAGGACAAGTAGCTGTCTACAAAGGCACAGATCCAGCCAGTTCTTCCACTTTCTCGAAAGTTGGGCTGTTCTACATCGGCGAGCCGCTTGGCTTAAATTGCTTTGCCCAGTATGGCGGGGATCTTCTGATCCTATCCCAGAATGGCCTGTTTCCGATGTCGAAGGCCCTGCAATCCGCCACAATCGACCGTGCGCAGTCCCTCACCGCAAAGATCGATACGGCCTTTACAGAAGCCGCAAGCCTTTATGGCAGTAATCCGGGATGGGCTGTTTGCGTGTTCCCCCAGGGCAGTTTCGTCCTTGTCAATGTTCCGATTTCAACCGACTACTCAGAGCAGTATGTCATGAACTCTATCACCGGGGCCTGGTGCAAATTTCAAGGGATCTATGCCAATGACTGGCTCGTCTTTGACAAGCAGCTTTACTTCGCCTCTTTGACAAAGGTTGCTAAAGCCTGGACCGGTACTAGCGATTTCGGTGGATCTATCCAAGGCAATGCTCGTCAGGCTTATAACTACTTCCGAGCCCGCGGTCGGCAAAAGCATTCCGCCCTTGTACGCCCTGCGATCTCCACGACCGGGGCTGTGAATCTCAGCCTCAGCCTCGATGCGGACTTCTCCAACGCCGCCTTCTCTTCCGTCCCCGCAGCCTCCGCTTCTTCCGGCTTTGAGTGGGACGCCTCAGACGCTCTCTGGGACTCCGCAGAATGGGCGCCTGGCAGCGAAACTTCCCGTAATTGGTCCACTGTCCCTTGCAATCCATTCTTCGCCGCAGCACTAGGCTTGCAGGCATCGTCCAGCGATGCTACCATTTCGTGGTCCTCGACAGACTTTGTCTACCAACTTGGAGGCGTGCTGTGAAGCATATTCTCACGGGCCATGATAATGTAGTAGGCCCTTGGGTAGCCTCTCGTGTTGGGACTGTCTGGGCGCCTGAATGTAGTACAACTATCGGGCTCTTTTCCACGCAGACTGGCTTACAGGCCGGAGTGATCTACGAAGGTTACAACGGTGCGAATATAGGGGCTCACATAGCCTCTGTCCCCGGAAAGTCGTGGCCAACTAGAAATTTCTTGCGTTTTATCTTTTACTACCCCTTCGAACAGTTGAAGGTGAAGCGTATTACTGGTATGGTAGCTTCTTGCAATGAAGCAGCTGTCGAATTCAATAAGCGCCTTGGGTTCAAGCAAGAAGCTGTCCTTAAGGATGCTCACCCACAAGGTGATTTATTAGTATTTGTCATGCGCAGAGAGCATTGTAAATGGCTGCAGCTGCATAAAGGTGCCGAAAATGGGTGATTCTTTTACCTCTTTGCTTAGAACCTCCTCCATACCAGGGCCCGTGGCAATACCAGTGGCAGCTGAAAGTCTTGGCGGTATGTTTGGGAAGCAAGATTCCCCAGAGCCCCCTGACCTGACAAAAGCGGCCATGCAGACCACTAACGTCAGTCGCTTTAATGAAAGCGGCCCTTTTGGGTCTGTGGAGTGGACTTTACGTCCGGGGGCGGACCCGAATAATCCTCAGTTAGGGGATTATGTACGGAAAACGACACTGTCACCCGAGCAACAGAAGCTGTATGACACTGAAGTGCAGGGTCAGCTGGGCGCTGGGCAGGCCGTAACGGATCAGCTTTCCGGGCTTTCCGGGGGATCAAAAGCTGTAGCTGATGCTATCTATGGTAAGCAGACTCAGTACCTAGATCAGAACTTTGGGGATCAGACAAAGGCTCTCGAAACTCAGCTGCAGAATCAAGGTCTGGCTCCTGGGTCTGAGGCCTATGACCGAGAACTGCGTAACCTGCGCCAAACTCAGCAAGGTGCCTACACGACGGCTGCCAATAACGCCACCATCGGCTCAGAGTCTGCTCAGACCAATGCTGTTAGCCGTATCGCTAGCCTGCTGGCTGCTGCTAAGGGCACTCAACCTACATCTTTGAACACAGGTACAACGCCAGATCTAGCCAGTGCTCTCATGCAGAAATATCAAGCCGATCTTGGCGGTACTAACGCCGCTAACGCGCAAACCTCTGCTAATATGGGCACAGCAGCTTCACTGGCCGCCGCTGCTATGTATGCTTTCAGCGATCGTCGCTTGAAGTCAAATATCCGTCGTATCGGTACGTCCTCTAACGGACTGTCTGTATATGAATATACGATAGGCGGGAAATCTGAGCGAGGGTACATGGCAGACGAAGTTGCCTCTGTCTACCCAGATTCCGTCCGGGCGCACCCCAGCGGGTATTTGATGGTGAATTATTCTGATATCGGAGGCCGCCCATGAGCCAGCCCATGACACTTCCGTTTGATCTCACTGGATCTCAGGAGCAATTGGACCGAAAACGCCAACTGGCGGAGATGCTCATGCAGCAGGCTCAAAGCCCGCAGCAAGGCCAAATGATCAGTGGGCATTACGTCAGTCCCGGTCTATTGGGAGCTGTTTCCCCGATTATCAATGCCCTACTTGCGAAGAAAATGCAGGATGAGGTGCAGACTGGTGGAGCAGAACTTCGCAGTAAGTACAACTCTATGCTTGCTGACGGTATGGAAAAATATTTCGCTACGCGGGAAGGCGCCCCAGCTGTGCCTATGGTGGGCCCTTTACCAGCTGACCCAACTAATCCTGAAATGGGACAGCTTTCAGGAAATCTGACGGAAGCAGTCGCACCGAACCCACGGAAAGCTGCTATCCAGGCCCTGACTTCCGGAATCGGCCCGTTGCAGCAGCTCGGTCAAATGGACCTGCAGACCATCGGTAAGGGTTCGCTGACACCGAAGGAAATCTTGAGCTTGACTGGGTATGACCCGGAATCGAAGGTTGTAGCAGCCCTCGGCGGCGGGGTCACGCAGCTGAAACCGGAACAGAAAGAAGACTGGACGGATCCTTATGAGATGAACGTCTCTGGCCGGCCACTGCTTGTCCGCCGTAACAAGGTGAACAATGAGGTCGTGGCGATCAGCAATGGGCAGGTTATCAACATCGACACGCAAGGGAACAGGGCTGCTATCGAGAATTCCGCGAAGCTGCTGGGCCCCCTGCGGGAGCAGATGCAGACTAGCCGGGGTATGATCGAAACTGGGAATCGCATTCTCCAGCTTTCAAAGGATCCACAAGTTCTGCAAGGTTTCGGCGCAGGGGCTGGCGTGGGCGTAGCCTCACTTGCTGCGAAGCTGGGCTTCTCCGGGCCGGATGCTGCCGCAAAGACACAGGCCTTGATGAAGGATATGGCGTCCAATGCCTTGGAGGCTGGGCAGAAGATGAAGGGCTCCTTCTCTGACGCGGATACCCTGTTCCTGAAGGAAGCTTCTGCGGGCAACATCAACCTGACTCCGGAAGCTATTCAACACGCAGCTGGTTTGGCCATGATGGCGGGGCATAATACCCTGATGGATTCTATGACGCAGTTTGAGGCTGTCAAGAAGACGCCAGGGACAGAGGCGCTGGCTAACCAATACCCCCGGCCTCGAATGGGGCGTTATACGCTTCCGGAGGACCTGTTCGATGTGGACGAAGGCAATTATGCCACCTTCCGCAGTCCGCTGCAGGCAGCCCCCAAGGGTCCCGCTGGCACGGCCCAGCCTGCTGGCAAGCGAATCAAGTTTGAGGACATGTAATGCCTGATAATCGCATGGAAGTCGAAATGCCTGACGGCAGCGTCATCGATGCTCCTGTCGGGACTCCGAAGGCAGCGATTCAAGCTCGCTGGGAATTGTCACGTCTACAGACTGCTCGAGAGCAGGCTGTTACGAAAGCAACAGCAGAGCGCAATGCGAAGGCCCCCGGAAAGACATGGCTGTTTGATGCTACTAGTCCAGAACTGGATGCAATTGACGCAGAGATTGGAAAGCGGAAGGATATCGTTGCGAAGGCAAAATCGGATGCCGGTGGGTTCCTGGACAAGGTTAAATACTACGCTGGCCAGGGTGGTTCCGCTATTGCACGCGGGTTGCTGCAATTGCCTGCCATGGCGGCTTCAGCTGGGATGGCTACCGACCCTCAACGCTACTCCACGCACTCTTCTGGCGAGCCTCTGGCTGATGTCGGCAAGCTTGGCATGCAACCGCAGACCACAGGAGAAAGGTATGCTGCCAGAGCTATCGAAGGCGCAACGGGTGCTCTGGCCGGCCCGATGTCGGCAGGGGTAACCCCACTGCGTACTGGCATTACAGGAGCTTCGAGTGCCGCTGGGAGCGAGGCCGCAGCGGATATCCTGGGGGATAATCTTATCTCCCGGATCGTAGGTGGCTTGCTGGGCGGCGGGGCGGCTTCCCTTGCCATGGCCCCGAAGACCACTCGAAGTGATCTCGTCCGCGAGGCTACGCAAGGCACTACGGAAACCCAACTCCGAGACGCACAGGCTCTGATGCGGGAATCGAAAGCTGCCGGTATCCCGCTCAATCTTTCCCAAGCTATGCCCAAGGGCAGCAACGTGGACGAAATGGTGGCGGCGCTGGCACAGAATCGTGCTGGGAAGATGACGGCGGAGAATCTTCACAATCAACCTGGGCTGACCAGCACTGGCGTTGGAATGGAAGTCTCTCAATTGCCGGGCAAGGTGCTGACCCCTCAGGAAGCCGCGAACAACGTCCAAGGTGCGACGACGAAAGTCATCCAGGATGTTAAACAAGCCCGGACAAACCTGACAAGCCCGCTGTACAATGCTGGTGGAGATCTTGGTGCGTCCGCTCCGAAGGAGTTTGGGAACACGATCGATCGCTTCGTGAATTCGGCTGGCGTGAGTCCGAAGGTGGCGCAGCAAGCCCTGGCGCTGAAAGAGGAGTTGCTCGCAAGTTCCGCCAACGGCTCACCGCGCACACAGGCAGCGGATATCAAGGCCGCTATCGACAGCTTCCGAGGTGGCATCAAAAATACCCTGAATCCGCTGGAACCGAAGGAGCAGGGGCAGATGAAGTTTTTGGTGGATCGGTTGTATCAACAGCTCGGGACGAAGTCGATCCCTGCCGCGGCCGCCAATAGCATCTACAGCCAAGTTTCCCAGAACGTCGTGGACCCGCTGAAAAAGAGCGTGGTCGGACGGCTGGCTGGGGCAACCGGCGCACAAGCTGACAAGGAGGCCGTCACCAGCCGCCTGAACAGCGTGTTTGACAATGGCACGTTGCCTGGGGCGACTTCCAGCGACATCCTGACCCTGGAAAAATCCCTGCGAAATTCCGGGCAGGCGGAAGTGTTCCAGGACGCTGCGAAGACATGGCTGACAAATAAACTGGCTACGGCAACGAAGCAGCAAGGCGGACGGCTAGCTGAGGCTACAGCCGGGAATCTGGAAGCCGCTTTTGTCAAGGATCCGAAGGCTCAGCAAGGCCTGCGGGACACCCTGGTAGCGCTGGCACGGAGTCAAGGGCTTCCGGACTCCTCACTGCTGAACGGCATGCAGAACATGATGAAGTATGTGTCTGCAGCCGCCCGCCGTCCTGGTCCAGTGGCTGGGACCAGCCCTCAGCAATTGGAAGAAGCCAGCCGCAGCCGCATCTTCGGCGGGATCGGTAATTTCAGCATGATGCAGCCGGT